TCGGCTGGTTTTGGCTTAGGGGCACTATTAGTATTAAGTTGTACATTATTATTAGCTTGCTGTAAAGTAGGTATTTTTATATCTGCTAACTTATCAGTTTTTAACTTAGCAGTAGTAAGAGCATCTTGTGCTTGTAGTAGAGCATCAGAATCACCAGACTCATGGGCTACTTTGTAAGCTGCCTTAGCCTTTTTCAAATCCTCTTCTACATTATACTTTGCTTGTTTTAAGAGAGCTTCTTGGTTTTTAGTTAAATCACCCTTAAGCTTATTATTCTCTTCCATAATAGATTTAGCATAATTTTCTAACTCTTGGCGTTCACGAGAAGCAGCTTCTTTTGCTCTACGTTCATCATGATAACCTTTACTAAAATGCTTAATTCTATTGCGAACTTTGTCCGAATACTGTTCAAGCTCTTCATCTGTTAAATCTTCTGGAGGAGCAGAAGGTTTTCTATTCCTATCTGCTTTAGGAGTATCATCGACAACTTCGATTTCTACTTCTTTTTCTTTCGGTTTTTCAACTTCAACCTTTACTTTTTCAGGCTCTTCCTTCTTAGCTTTTTTAATTTCTTCTGCAGAAGAAGGTTCTACCTCTATAACTTTCTCATCCTCATCTTCATGAGGAAAGCTATATTCTACTTTTTCCATTGCCATATGCTATCTCCTATATTGCTCTCGATACACCGCGAGGGTCGGCTACTACGGCTTCGATAGAATCATCATTCATTAAACGATACTCTACACCAGCCACTTTAAATCTTGTACCTGTATTGGCACGAAACATTACATAATCCCCTGATTTACACCAAGGACCACTAGGAAACCTTTCTTTATCATTATATGCTTGGTCTCCCATATCCAATACTACACCTATAATAGACATAATGTGTTCATTGTGCATAGCTGCATCTGTTTTTAACACATTCGTACCATCAAAGGTTTTTTCTATTTCAGGCATAGCCACAAGGACTCTATACCCTACAGGTTTAGGTAATTGAACTTCTAACTCATCATCCGACATATTCGGGTCATAAGTATATATTTTTGCTGATTTTGGGTTCTCTTCTGTTACTTTTATTTCACTCATCTTCATCTTCCATATAGTTGCGCGAGAGGTCTTCAATATGTGATAAACTAGTCTCCAGACCCCGAATAAGACCAGTTAACTCTTTATATTCTGAAAAATCTTTTGCACCTGCTTTCGCAAGGAAATCTATTGCAGTTTGCTTGTCAACTTCGATTTTTTCTTTTAGTACGTCAAAGACGGTTTTTGCCATTATTTCTCCTTCTTCTCAGGTTTAGATTTCGCTGTTTGCATAGCTGCTGTTTGTCTTAACTTGTTAGCTTCGGACATAGCTTTAGTTTGCTCTGCTCTAGCTTTATCTTGACTAGCTTGGAGTGTTTTAAATATATCCATATCCAGTTTATTATCAGCGTCTCGCTTTTCTTTTGCTATTTTTATGCCTTTTTCTTTTGCGTCTATTTCAACTTTTGTACGCTCAATGTCAAGTTTTTCTTTATCGACAGCTGCATCAGCTTGATCTTTAGCTGCTTTACGTTGTACTTCAGCTTGTTTGATTTGCATCTCTTGCTGCTGCATTTGTACAACAGGATCTTTAGCTTTCTGCATTGCCCTTCTAGCTGCCATTTCTTGCTGATGTTTTTGCGTTAGTTGAGCTCCTGCTTGAGAGACCAATTGAGAAAGACTGACTTCGATATCTTCTGGTAACTCCTCACCAGGTGCTGGTAGAGGTGCTCCAAGCTCTTGTTCAATCTGTTTACGATACTTAAAACCAAGATGTTCAGCAATGTGAGCTTGTGTAGCTGCTAATATACGTTTGGCTTGTGGGTTTTGGTTTACCATCTGTGCCATCATAGGATCTTGTAAGAAAGACATATGGGTTTGTATATGTGCATCATGATCTTGATATAAGAAAGCCTTTAACGGTTTACCAGTAAGAGCGTTCATATTCTCACTAATAGGATCTGCAGGTACAGCATCCTCTGTTGTTGGAACAAGTTTATCTGCGTTCTTAATACCAAGGACTTCTATCATTTGCCTATGTAACTGCGGTAGATCATATATCTGTGGAGATTGTGATGCCATTTGTAGCACGGTCTGGTATTGTACAACCCTTTGTGCCATTGTAGAGCTGTTAGGATCAGACACTGGTATCACATCAGTCATCGTATAATCTGATTGACGTGCACTTGTTTCACCACGATGAGGTACATAAGAGTACTCTTGTGGTGCGTATTGGGTCATTATAGTTTTTAAAAGCTTAAACTCTTGTTTCATTGCATAGTGTACGCGAGCTTGTACGGCTGCCATAGGTTTAAGGGTACGCTCTAAAATAGCTAGAGTTGTACCAACAGGAGCGTTAGCTGACATATCAGATATGTTCATATCACTGATAGCACCTAGTCTTCTGCCCTCTGTTGTTATTTTATCTAATAAAGCTAGTAATGTTTGACTTGGCTCCTTATAAGGTAGAGCCATAATGTTGTCTCGGATACTACCAGAGGGTACATCTACGTCTTTCCACTCCCCTGGTTCAATAGGCGCATCATCTCCTTTAATACGTAATCCACGAGATTTAAGACCCCCTGGGAGATTAGAGAGAGTGCCAGCATCAACAAGCTGACGAATGATTGAAGTTCCTGCACGAGAATAACCTCCTATAATATGTATTAATCCAAGTCCATAAAAACCAAACCCTGGTACATAAACGTAATGTACAAAATGCTGTCTTTTTAACATTAACTGGTCATCTGGGTTCCAGTTTCTTCTTATAGATAAAATTTCGCTAGAACCTCGTTCTATAGTAACAATGTAAGGTTTAGCAATCTCATCTTCAGAATCATCTATTCCTTCTATAACTAAGTCGGCATGTACCTCATATAATGTAAATCTTTCATCATCTGTAAGAGAATACCCACCTTCTTCAGCTTTTCTCTCTTCAATGTCAGTATGAAAGGATTGAGGTTCACCTAAGTCTACATCACGATAAAAACCGTTCATTTGTAGCTTCTTTAACTCATTCTTTGTTTTTCGCATTACATGGGTAACACGTTCTGCTGTTTCTATGTTAGAAGCACCATAAGGTACAATAACATCTTCTGCAGGTATATAAACAGCACATTGTCTACCTAAATTAGGGTCATAGTAGACTTTCTTAAAAGCAGAACCTGCTAACCCTAAACTATACAATAATCTTTCATGTTCAGGTCTATATTCTACCATACGTTCAGTAAGTTCATAGTTCATGTCTGCTTTTACGCGAGCAGCTGCTTCTTCTTTCTCTTTTGTCTCTTCCCCTAGTATTTTAGTCTTGACAGGACCTGCTGCAGGGAATGTTTCACTCATTGTTTCCGCCTGGAATCTAATAGCTGCTTCGGCTAATACTGTAGAATAAACTCCACACGCACCCTCCCAAGGTTCGGTACGTTCTTCATATTTGAACCCTAGAACGTCCAGCCCCCTTACAAATGTGTCTGCCCAGTCTTTTCGACTATCCACGTCAGAATCTACCATCTCTACAATATCATTTGACAGTAAATTCAACTCTTTATCTTCTAAAGTTTCAGCGATATTTTCGTCAAAACCACCCGTACCTGCGTTCTCCATCCCAGGAATAATTGTTACTTCTACACTACCATCATCCATTGTTACCATATCTGGGTTAACAATCTCGATTTCCATATCCGCACCATTAGGTGTTGGTTGGATACCTTGCGGTGCTTGATATAATCCTTTTTCTATCGCCATTGGTAACTTCCTTTTTATTACTCACCAAAATCAAATTCTAATTGTTTTTCTTGCATTTCAATATTTGCGCTATCAAAGATAACATAATTAGGCTTAGTCTTTTGAACTTCTATTGGAACTTGTCCTCTACCCGCAGTTGTTCCAGGTGCAAATTTAAAACCTTGGATTCCATTGTTTTCAAGAATTTTGTCTGTCATACTACCACTTTGAATAACACTTAAGAGGTCCTGCCTTAACGCATCTACTTTAGGATCTGCAATTGGTTTTTTCAGTAATGTTTCTAAATATTCAAACCCGTGCCTCCAAGTTCTAAGTATTTGTTCTAAAGATTGATTCCCTACAATTTTTTGACTACCTCCCCTAAAAACATGTCCCATAGTTTCAGATTTTTTAGAAGGGGGAGTAAGGTATTTCATAGCACTATATATTTCTTTTGAAATGCCTGGTATAGTTTCAGAAACCTCTTGCATAAAAGATTTAACATCATCAAAAGATTGAAGAACCCCTGCTTGTACTGCTTTACTTTGGTTTGGAAAAGTATAATCTATAGCTACTAATCTTTCTTTTAATGCTTTTATATTTACCTTTTTATGGTCTCCATACCCTGGTCTAATTTTGTCATAATGTTCTTTCATAAAATTCTGAAAAGCCTTTTGCTGCAAATCCCTACCTTGTCGAGTTGTTGTATCAAACCCACTTAAAGCCCTACCAAGAACTCTCGTAAAAGGTTCTCCATCAATTTTTCCTAAAGCTTCATTAGCAAACCTATCAGCTGCGTCTGGGTCTGTTCTATCCATTTTTTTATATTTACTTAAGATCCCAGATAAACGATAAAATTTAGTTAGATCCTCGTCTGAACCAAAATAATGCCCTGGTCCTTTAACCATAGTGCCTTGTCCTCCTTCTCCTCTAACACCTAGTCTACTTGAATCAAATTTTTCAAAGTGTTTCTCAACGTTACTACTTGTATTAGATGGAGTTCCATATCCCGTGCCATGGAATGAATCCCCAATTGGACCTGTTTCAGTGTAAGCTACGGGTGGCTTTTGATAGGGCCATTGACCTAAGTTAACTTGTTCATTAACATCGTAAATAAAATCTTTTAGTGTTTGGGGTACAAACATACCTAATTTGTTAACAAAACTAAGGTCTCCTTTATTAGATTTCATGGCTTTCGAAATTTTATCAACTACCGTATTGCCAGTATTCTTTATATTCCTATATTCTAAATAAGGTAAAAAAGCAGCTGCAGAAGCTCCTGTAAGATCTAAAACCCTATTTACAGTATCCATATTTATTCCACCAGAAGTTACGTCTTCTGAAATATCTCCACTAGCTTCTATCATTTCTTTATGGTCTGCCGAAGAAACT